CGGAAGGCGGCTGGCGTCAAAGAAGTCGCCATGTTGCGAATGCATGAACGGCGAATGGGCGTCGTGCTCGTACGGAATCCACCCTCCCCACTGCTTGAACAAAAAAGCTACGCCAGCCTCGGCGCACAGGATAGGGGCGCAGATCCCGTATAACGGCAGGCCGTGCAGTTTTTCTGCCAGCCGCTCAAGAAGCGTCGCAATTTCCTCGATGTAATTGCTCACTCTGTATCCTCTCCGGCCATCTCGGCAACAGCACAAGCGATCAATTTCTGACATTCCGTCGACGCCAATCCAGACCTCGCCGCGCTCATGAATTTGTCACCAGGGGCAAGAAAGCCAGGTATGTCTCCGGCCGTCCATGTCCCGGCATCCAGGTCCTCTACAAGGCATCCGCGCTGCCTCGCCCACTTTATCGCCGCGCCCCACGCGGTCCCGTCTGTGGCTACGAATTTACCCTGACGAATGCTCTCTCCGCGAACCGCTGCATCGCGAACCACCATTGCCGGCACCGGGCGGCCGGCGACAATGAGGACTGAAAGTAGCATAGAGATGCTGTCGAAAAAATTACCTGGGCTATGTGAGTTCACTGCTCACCTCCCACCCCCAGATTTCGACCTCTTCGCCAGTTTTGCTGCTCGTAAACGAGGCGATCCGCACCCATCCAGCCCGAGTCAATACGCGCTGTTGCGCCGCGTTGCTGCCGCAGACCGTGCATGTGGCGTAGTCGTACCCAAGGGCGATAAGCATCAGCCCCTGGTGCGCTTTGATGCCGTGCGCTGTGTGGATGCATAAGCCATCCGTTTCCGGCTCGACAGTTTCTTCTTCTGGCTGATGCCTGCGATGATGATTATGCTTTTTGCCTGTCCTCGCCAGGCTTTGTGCCTGCTTGATGAGCTCCGCCGTTTTGCGGACACCGTGGTATTTCGCCCGGCTTCTCAGTTGCGATTCCGATAGTCCGAACATTTTGCACAAGACCGTGTTCATGGTCACCGGGTACAGCTTTTTGAATTTCGTCACTTCGGCTGGGGTGAAAAACGATTTTTTCATGCCGTGCACTCCTGCGTCTCAACAATGCCGAGTGATTCCAACTCGATCTGGATTTGCTCGGTCTTGCTGTACTCGATCATGCGGCCGCGCGGGATGCTCAGATAGGCCTGGTAGCAGGCGTCGGTGCAAGCCTTCGCCTGGGCCAGGTGTCTGTCCTGCAGCATCACCCCGTACTTTAGATTCCGGTACAGCGCCACCATCGGCTTGAGGTCGATCGCGAGATTCTCTCCGGCGACAACCCGCTTCCAGCAGCAGATCCAGCCGTCTAGCGCGGGGACCACTTCGACAAGCTCGTTGCTCTCCCATGCCCGCATCACCGGCCGTCCCTGCACCGCATCAATGCTGCCGGTCTGCAGTTGCTGGAGCAGGCCGTAAACCGGCTCGAAGGTGCGCCACGCTTGCACCGGGTGCGGTGGCAGGTGCATCGGTGCGCTGCTTGTCTTGCGGTGATTGTGGCGATGGTGCGGGCGTTGTGATGTGGGCACGGGTTCAGGCCGCGACGAACTGCGTTACCCGGCGCGCTTCGCCGATCTTCTCCAGCCTGATGCGGTAGACGGCGATCGGCGTGCCATAGAGTTCGGCCAGCGTCACGGCCTGCTCCTGAGCCTTTGGCAAGTCGGCGCCGAACAGGGCGATTTCGCCGTCGACATCGGTTTCGGTGGCGTAGGTGTTCTGATCGTCTTCTTTGTTTTCGCTACTGCTGCGGCGGATTGCAGCATCGGCCGCATCAATCGCCTCCAGCACCTCCTGCAGCTTGTCGCGTTCCACTTCAAACTGCACTGCCAGGTTGTGCTGTCTTGATGCCTCACCCATCGCTTCGTCCCGCTCGACGCGCAGCCTGGCGATTTCGTTGCCCTGCTGCGTGATGATTTTCCGGGACTGTTCGACCTCAACATACATCCCGTAGCAAGAGCAGTCCTCGCCGCACTTTGATGGCGGATTTTGTGTCTCATCGGATGCCAATGCGGCAACTGCCGAGGCTTCCTCGGATGTTCCCGAATCTGCTTTCGGTAACATCGTCATATCCTGTGCAAGCGGCTTGCCCAGCGACAGCAGCGCCTTGACACAATCCCGGCCTGCCGGCGTGATCGAATACGCCAGCGTCCCGGTTACGTCGTCACGCCCGGAAGCGATCAGGTTTTCATGCCTCGCCTGATTGCTGTTGTCGCGCACCTGCTTGGGCGTCAGACCGAGCGCTTCGGCAATCTCGGCAGTGGTCATGGGGCCGTTCTTGGTCAGCAGGATCAGGATTCGTGCGCGGGTGCCGTTGGGCGATGCGGGGTTCGGTGAAATCATTTTCGTGTCCTAAAAATTGGTTACTGATGTTGTCCAAAAACCCGCCGATGCACCCACATCGACGCGACTATGCCGACCGGGCCACCGGAAAGGTAGGCGGCAATCTCCAGGCCGCTGGCGTCCGGCGCCAGTTTGAAAAGCGCGAGGTTTGCGGCGCCGATGCCGAAGCTGGTGATAAACGCCGCCAGGTATCGGCCGCCGTTGACGTTGAGGCTCTGCAGCCCGAGAAAAAACACGAGCGCCAGGGTGGAACCGAAGAGAAGCAGCGCATTCATGCGGCGACAAAGCGGGGAGAGTGCGGGTCACTTTTGAGCGCCCGCAGTGCGGCATCTACCGCGCGTTGCAGCGCCTGGATCGTGCCGTCGTTGATCAGCAGACTATCGGCCACAATGCGCTGCAGCTCCTGCTCGCTGGTGTGGTCGCTGTGCGCGGTAGTCTCGGCGCCAGGCCGGATGACGCGCCAGATGACGCCGCCGTGGCTGTGGATAAAGCGCGCCTCGTCGACAAAGCGGACGTCTGGAATCACGACGCTGGCTGCCCAATTATCCTGATATTCCTGCAGGCGCCGGTGCATGTGCATGCACCAGATTTGCCGATTGACCAGATCGCGCCCCCACTGCGTGCCCAGCGTCTGCAGCAATTCGCGCGGGCTTTTGCCAATCCACTCGATAACCGTCTCTTTGTGTTTTGCGTCGAAATGATGCGGAAACAGTCCAAACAACGCGGATAGCCCATCGCGCAGCGGGTCGGAAAACGCCTCGCACGAAAACCCGTGGCTCCAGCACAAAATAGTGGCAATGGTGTCCTTCCCGGAGAACGCCGGGCCGGTAATTCCGATCAACATGATTCCATCATCTGAAAATGAAAACCTAGCCGCGCGCCATGAACGCGGACCACCCCGGCAGCATCGCCGGCAACACGGCCAGTTGCCTGCCATTGGTGTAGAGCCGCAGCCCCGGCTTAAGCCAGGCGCGCGCCTGCTCGACCAGATCGGCTACGGGGGCTTCCGGATTTGCCGGAAGAAACACGGCGGCAACGCCGTTGCGGTCGGAGTTCATGGCGGGTCCTGATTACGGCTGGCCGAGAAAGATGGGCATTTGAACCGCATCGGTAATTTTGTCGACGATGGCGTTGGCCGCGGCTTCCAGCACTTTGTCGGCACGGATGAGTTCGAACCAGAACGACAGTTTGCCTTCGCGCACGCGATACCGCAGCCGCGCTTCCACGCGGTACGCCGCATCTCCCCAGAACACCGGGATGCCGATCGCAAAGCGGTCAAACAGCTTCATTTTTTCCAGCGTGCCGTTGTCTTCCTGCTGGACAAACGCGAGATCCACGCCGCCGCTCTGCAGCCGAAGCGCCGACTTGAATCGCATGTCCTGCTTGGCCTCAAAGTCAATTGCCATGCGCAGCATATCGGCGCCGGCCGGCAATCCGTCCCCGCCAGCAATGTCCGAGAGGTTGTCCTCGATGAACGTGGCAAACTCGGCTTGTGTCATCGGCTTTTTGTCTGCGCCTTTCCAGCGGTTCCACTCTTCGGAAAACTTCGGGGCGTAGGCCGCCCGGTGATCGCGCCATCCGCTGCTGTCCTCGTGGCCGCCGTGGTCGTTCACAATCGCGAGAAACTCGACTTTGCCGGCGGTATAGTCGGCTTTGACCCAGATCGTGGACTCCAAGGTGCCGTGCAAGCCGACGTAGGCGATAAAGCTGTTGGCGTTGTCGAGGCGCACGCTGGAGACCTTGCGCCGCGGCTGGTGCAGCAGCTTCTCGTCGTCGATTTCCTTGAGCGTCCAGCCAGGCGGCAGCGCAACGCGGCGCACGTGCGAAAGTTCGTCGCCGGCAATCTCAAACGGCTTCTTGAGTTCCTTGGCCAGCGTTTCAGCCAGGTTGTTGCGGGGTTCTGGGTTTTCCATGTCAGGCTTTCAGGGTGATGGGTTGGCGGGTGTCCGCCGGAACGGTCTTGAGGTCGAGCGCTTGCTGGTGCGGGTCGTTTTGCACCAGGTTGCCCTCGGGGGTGCCGAAGAGCATGGCTTCCATCGGCGCTTCTGCGGGCTTGGTCAAACGGACCTTGCCGGAAACGAGCATGGCGCCGCCGCGGCTGGCCTTTTTGACGGTGATCGTCAAGTCGATCTTGCCGGCCTTGCCGGTGCTGTCGACGGCACAAACCAGTTCGGCGAGCTTGTCGCTGGCGGTGTCGATGAAAACGCCGCCGCCGATGTGGCGTAGCGTGTCGGTGATGGGGCGAATCATGAAAATTCCTTTCGTTGTTTAAGGGTCTTGTCCAGCCCATGCAGCAGCCTGCTGTGCTCCCACTCGGCCTGCTGCAGCGCTTTGTCGGCGCAATCGAGTTGCCCGCGCCAGTAATTCACGTCGGCGCAGGCGTCTTCCAGGCGCTGGGCGCAGAAATCCCGGTCTGCCTCGATGTCCGCCAGCCGGATGCGCGCAGCCGGGATGCGCAGTCCCAGCGCTTTCCGGTACACCGCGCGTGCGGCGTTGTCGATGGCGATGCCCAGCCCGTGGGCTGCTCGTCTAAACATGGTCGTTCCCCCCTGCGCCAATCGCCCGCGTGGCACGGAATCCGATGCTTTTGTAGCCGCGCCAGGCGATAGCCGCGTAGAGTGCGAATGCCCCGGAATCCTTGCCGGAGTGATACGCGCCACCGCGAATCAGGGCGCGTCCATCCCACACCTGCCGGTCGATTGGGCGGATGCCCATGCCGCGATAGCGCGGGCCGAAGGTGGCCGTCGTCAGGCTGATTGAGTCGGCTTCCATAACCGTCGCGCGGCCGTCCGGCGTGCCCTGTACGTCGTCGAAGATCCACGACCAGGCGTTACCGCCGAAGTCGCACAGGCGCTTGCCGTTCGAGAGCGTCTTCCACCGCTTTTCGCTGTTGGCGTGCGCGATTTCCGGAAGGCGAATGCGGCCGTTGGGGGTGGCAGAAATCGGGCCGTCGGTGAAGCCCTGCCGCAGGCCTTGTTCCAGCCGGCCAGCACCTGGGGCGCCGCCGGTCCAGTTGGCCGGATGCCGGGCGACGTCATACGCGATCGCCAACCACTGCGTTTCGGTGATCAGTTGCCATCCGGCAGCGATGCAGGCCTGCCGCGCCTGGCAATAGCTCATGTAGCACCAGGGCGCCAGGTCGTCTCTGGAATCGACCACACAACGCGGTTCGGCATCGGGGTTGTCGTTCGGCACGACGCGTTTGCCGCAGAGGAACGTGCTGACCTCGAACGCCTGGACAATCTGACCGCTGGGCAGGTGGATTTCCGGAACGGGCGTGAAGGCCGGCTTCATTCCCGGACGAGCTCGAGGTCGTCTTCGTCGAAGTGCTGGCGCAACACGCCCTGGCCGTGCGGCCGATCAACCAGCACGCGCATCTGGCCGTTGCAGCCGACGTGCGCAAATCCGGCGATTTTGCCGATGAGGTTCAGCGGCTTGATTTTGACCTTGGCGCCGTCGGGGAAGGTTGGTGTCGGTGCTTCGCTCATGCGGCGTGCTCCCGGTCCCAATTCGATGCGGTGATGCACACCGATGCGCCGCGGCGTACGTTGGATTCCATGAGAATGCGCGGGCCATCCTGATATTCGGTGGCGGTCATGCTGCCCGCCGGCAGCAGGTCGGGGGCGTCCATCTGCGCCAGTTGAAGATCCCGGCCAAGAGCGCAGGGCATGAAGCGCGGACGGTCGCGTAGGCCGAACACGCAGCGGGTGCTTTGCGCCGGGTCGATGGTCACCACGTTGTGTGGTGTGCTAGGGGTGCGCTTCATCTTTCCTCCGTGTGGCAGTAGATTTTCTTGCCGGCATCGACGCCGGCGTAGAAGGCGTCATGCTCGACGGTGCCCGGATCGTGCGGGCACAGCACCGGACGGCCGGCGAGCATGTATTTCAAAATGGCCGCGGCGCCCGCCTTGAAGACGTCGCTGCGCGGGGTGCCGTGCCGCGGGAAGGCGGCTTCGACAATGCGCGCGGCACGCGCATACTCGGCCTCGAATTCGGCCTGGGTTTGGGGGTGGTTGGCGTGCAGCATCAGGCGACGCTTTCGGCGAAGGCGACGCCGTAGCGGAAGGCGTCGAAGGCTGGCGTGCCGACCTTGTAGGATTTTCCGCAGGCATAGCCGCGGTAACGCAGCCAGACCGCGGCGCGCACCCCGGATTTGAAATCTTTGGAGACCTTGCGCGGCACCAGCCGCAGGTAGCGCTTGACGAGCTTATTGACGGTTTGGGCTGTGCTGGGGGGCAGGTTTGGCATTGGCGGCTCCGTTGGTTGACGATTCACAGAATACCCATACGTGGGTGCGTTGTCAATCCATACGTGGGTAGCGTCATACAAAAAAATCCTGCATAATGGCAGGACGCAGGGCGGTCAG